ATTTCCCGAACCGCCAATGCGGCATAAACCACTTCGTGCAAAAGCCATGGATCACCCCCTATGCGGTTTGCGTGTATTGAACTTTGACTAAACCACCTTCATCGCGCACAACAGAACCCGCTTTAAGCATTCCGTTACACAACCATGAGGTTCGTTCAGCTACCCAATCGACACTGGTTTCCATGTCAATACCTACCGCCAAACCTACAGCGGGGCGTTGGAAGAACCAAGAATCGACAATGTTTGCGCCAGCAGCGCCAACTGATAGACCACCCTCTGTGCGAGTTTCTAAAATGACAAACTCAAACCCAACCAGGGTATTGATCTCGCCAGATACAAGAGCTTTAACAGCTTGGAAGTCAACAGATGTTGCAGTGGTGTCGTTAAGCAAACCCGACAGCCCAAGAGCATTAACAGCAGCATACAATTCAGTATTTGGTACGCCCTGATCGCGCAATTCAACTTGCGCTTTAATAATCTTAGACATGTTAAGATTTGTTCCTGCACCACCAACCGCTGTTGTTACAGTTGTTGTAAGGGGTGTAGAGGCATCCATAGCATCAATAACCAACTGATCACAACGACGGCCCAATGCCCCGGCAATTGTTTCTGCCAGTTCACGCTTTTCGTCAAAGTTCACATCAGCAGCATCGAACATATCGGTATATTCGGGTGCATTCCAGTTACTTAATGTTGCTATTTTAAACTCATGGTTAACATCCATCGGCGTTACAAGATCACTCGTCGACTTCTGGTTGGCTAACCCTTTACCCATGCGGCGAAAATTGTATGTATCGCCAATAACATTATTACGTAGCGTTACAGTAGGCTTGAGCATTCCCATGCCTTGATAAGCCTGTTTGACTAAACTGTCAAATTCAGTAACGGCTACGCTTGAGAGAAATTTACTCATCGCGTATGTCCTCAAAAAACATTTAAAAAACTATTTTTTAAGGTTTCTTTTCGAGTACCCAGATAGCTGGATCGATAAAAACCTGTGCTACCTGGGCATCAACGATGGTATCCAGATGTACCAATTATAACCTGATACGGTTATTTTTCCAACACGCTAAAGATTACCGACACAAACACGTTGTTTTGGGTAACATGGAATTAAATAAAAATGTTTATTTCCATATGACTTTTCTAAGGGAATTAAATAAAAATGTTTATTTCCATATAACTTTTCTACGGGCAAAAAAAAGCCCGGACTTAGCAACCGGGCAAAGACCTCACGGAGAATTTACTTTTTCTTCTTTGGAAAACCTGCTTTCATGTTGGCATAAGCCTTTGTTGAAACAGTAGACTTTGATTTAGTTCGACTTGTACCCGCCTTTTTACGTGCGTTAATGTTTGCATATAACCCTTTTCTAGCCATCTGATCACCCAAAAGTACGTTGATACGGTTCATTTCCTGCGAACTCTTCCCACATCTGCATAACCTTCTTGTCATATGATGGGTCAACAGATCGCAAAAGATTGCCATGTTGGTCTGTTTTTAAACTCGCAGCTTCAATATCAGCCTTTGTAATACCGGATGGTGCAACACCACCGTCAATTGGTAGTTTTTTCGGCGCTACAGCCTTAATGATTAGTTCACCAAACTCAATAATGTCTGCATTGGTCGCCAATTGTGCAGCACGTTCAGCGTCATCAGCACTCATATTGTTGCGAACAAATCCCTCTAAATTCTGGATACGCTGTTGTGCGTTATCACCTAATCGGGCTAGTTCAGACTCCCGATTAACCTGTTCAACAGCTTGATCTTGAGCTGTCATCAACGCCCAGGCTTTGTCAAAATATTCCTGAGACATGTTCGACTCATCAGCAAAGGTCTTCAGCTCAGCAAACAGTGCATCATCGTTATCAATACCCTCTGGCATTGCATAACCGTCCTTTGGCGCACCTGTAAATCCACCAAACTTCTTTTCTAAATCTTTATACGCTGCCGCCTGCTCACTTACGGATTTGTACTTGCCTGGTATGTACCACTCAGGTCTATCTCCTGCGCCTTTAATACCTTCTGCGAGAAAATATTCGTTCTCTTCAAGCGTTGGCGGTGGCGCACCCAGTAAACTCTCTGGCGCTGTTTCAGTTGCTTCGACAGTTTCAGTGTTTGCAATATCCTCACTCATATCATCTCCACGGCATATCAATGATTTGTCTATGTTTGGGTAAAGTTTGATGCTTTAGTAATATCTCTAATAGTTTACGACCACCGTTCAACAGCGATAAATCGTTAACAGATATCCACTCAACGTGTTGGCCGTACTGATAACAACGAAAGGCACGGAATTTATAAAAGTATTCGAAGTATTCAAAGCCGTATTGCTTGCCCAGTTTATCAAGCCATTTGAAATCAAAGCCTGTTTCGATCAATTCGGCTTTATCTTTTTTATCAATGCTGATCTTTATTTTTGCTTTCTCAGTCATAGAATTTCCGCTTGAGTCACTTGGTTAATAATAAATTTAACAACACCCGCCTCACCGTTCTTATAGGCCGCTTCATAATTAATATTCGTTGATCCAAAACTAACGTCATTGTTAAAGATAAAACGCTTGGTTAAATCTTCTATCAACCGTTGTCCGTTCTCACCACTGAATCCACGATGATATGCACGAGCCAGATCAGCAGCATTCGATCTAAATTCCTGTTGTTTGCGCTGGGCATCCTTTGAACTGACATTCTCAACATCACTCCAGGTCATTGCGGCGGTGCTGGTTGCGATACATTCATTCCGGCTTGTGCAGCTTGCGCCCCTGCTTGGATAATCTGCGCCTGTTCAGCGGGTGTTCTCAATATTTCCGCAGGGACACCCATCTTGCCACCTACCCACTCGCCTAGCTTTTCGAGCTTAAAGCCTATCTTCGCTTGATCTGGCCCCGCGTTCTGCATCACAAACTGGATTGCCTGGCTAACATTAATAACGTCTTGATCATCTTGGGATCGAGCTAAGGGCGACGTAAATTTGATCTCAATCGTTCTGTTATCTAATTGGATCGGGCTGATTAGCCCCTTCCTTGTAAGAATAAAGATCACACGCCGCAAGATTGGCACTAGCACCTCAGTCTGTAACCGACCAAATGCAGAACCAATGCGCTTTGCCAACTCTCTCGACTCGATTGCTACTTCAGTTGCAGAACGTACAGGGCTAGTTGGATCGCGTAGATCGTTAAACAATGCGCGTCTAATCGATGCTGACATATCCTCGATATGAAATTGTGCAAGCGATAGGTTCGCGCCTGTATCCAATCGCTGTAGGCTAGGACTCGATGTATTGTTCGATCCAACCGGGATAACCACACCAGGCGATATAGTCATCGTATAAGGATTTGTAACTCCATCGTCCGTAGCTGTGTACATTCCCGCTAGATCAATAGCAGCTTTGTGCATGGACATTTCTTTGATCTTGTTAAGCGATTTAGCATCAGCTAAACATTGCAGCGCAGGGCCACGCCCTCTTATCTCACCCGCGCATTTACTGTAACGACCTGACACCCACGGACTAGACACCCCAAAGTCTTCCATCCACGATATGCGTTCCTCCCCTTTCACCCACACGCATCCGTAATAGGTTTTGGTTTGGGGGATAAACACAACGCCCTCACTGACCTCTACGTGCGAGTCTGGAGCATTCTTAATCATGTCTTGAATTGTTTGACTAGGCTTAAAGCCATCCCACTGTCGCGTGAGATTACGCGCTTGTACTTTGAATTTACGCCAGTGTGTCTCGATTGTACCCTCTGGCCCCTCTTCAAATGCTAATCCTACTTGCGGTACTGCGTGGAAGACTAGCGGCATATTGTCATCGTCTTGATCATCAACACGAATAGTTGACGTACCAATCAACAGCTCTAACGATGCTTCATAGAATTGCGTGGCGAAGTTTGATCGGTTTATGTAATCAAAGATAATGTCTGATTGCTTGTCGAGCTGAGCTTGTATCTCTTCAGTGCTTACCCCTTCATTCGCCTCTATTAGCTCTTCAAAGTATTGCGTAGGCTGTAACACTGCCCACCGTGACCATATCGGCGCTATGTTCTCTTGAAGCTTTGATGCACCTTCCTGTATCGCTTGAATCGGCACAGAGTCAAAGATGTTCTCCATCTTGTTTGAACCCGGAGACTTAGAATCAAACAAATTGCGGTTAGGCAAGAAGTATTCGTAGCAATCGTCTAGTTCAGAGCGCCACGCTTGCATTCGCTCGAACGCCCTAGACTCACGCTCCTTTAGGTCGTTGAGTGTGCCCAACTCCTTGGGCAGCTTCATCGACCACCGCCGCCGAACATGGAAAAATTGCCGTAATTTCTAGCGCCGGGATTAGCCGTGGCCTTAGCTTTTGGTGCTGATGCTTTTGCCATCAAACTGGCACTACCCAGCTTACCCCTAGCCGCAGCTTTTAACCGCTTCTCACCCTTACCAATCTCTTCATCAAGTAAAGTCTGATTACGCGCTTGCATCGCGTTTTCCTGCGCCGTTGGGCCGGGGACTTTAGGTCTTTTCATGAAACCCATGTGTTCGCCTCACATATTTTAAAAGTTGCCAAGGGGTCCAGATGAATGGCTTATTGATCCCTAGCATTTGTTTAACGTGACCAGTGCAGGTATTTAACATAAACAGAGATTTAGTCCCTGCACTCTCATCACAACTAATAACTAACCCGCTGCCGATTATATCTTTTATGCTCTGGAGTGTATATAACTCGACCCGCGTGGTGTTTCGACTGTAAATTATGAAATGCTGACGGTATGCTTTGATGATAAAACAATGTCGAATACCATCTTTAAGATACTTCGAATACCAATGCCCATCGTCGTCTGTAAAGCAGATGTATAGCTTCTCACCACACATTTACTTGCACTTTCGCTTGATGTATCTGTGGTCGCCTACCGCTCGACATTTGCTCTGTCCAACCAAGAGCTAATGTTTGCAATGCATCAGCACCATGTGATGCCCAATCATGGACTGGGTTATCCCTAAAGCAGTTGTGCTTTGCGTCCCATTCTCTGTGGTAACTACCCAAGCAGTTCAGTCCATGCTCTGCCTTGTCTTCGTCTATCCATAACCTTGGAAATAGCCGCCTGATTGCTTGTATTCCTTCTGCTTTTTTAGCTGGACGTTGAACAGTGCGGAATACAATACCCATGTCTCGCGCTGTTTCCTTTCTGCTGCGCCCTGTTGACAGTTCACGCACCTCGATATCGTGTGGTGCAAGGTGCGTACCAAATGCAATTGTGTTCTTGACTGCATATTGCTGTAGCCATTGGATGTAGTGTTCCATGCCTTTGCCGCTATTTTCATAGTAACCAATCAACCGCAGCTCTTTACCATGGCTCTGCATTAGCCAGATGCACATATTATCCGATATACCTAAGTCCCATGCAGTATGTACTGGCAAACTAGGCTCTATCGGTAGTCGACAGATGCGCCCCTGTTCTTTTGCCATTGTGATCTGATCAGCAAAATATGACCCTGGTATCAGTGCCTCAAACGACCCATAGTATTCCTGTTGT